TCACATTTTCTTCCCGGTTGAGCGCTTCGCAGCGGCTGATTTTGCCATCATTTTGCGGTTGGCTGCGCGTGTGTATGTGGCCGCCTGGCCCGGGTTTTTCCATCCAAACATCGACATCAGTTCGTGGTCTGTGGCTCCGCCTTCGGCGACCTCCTCGGCCGCGGCTTTTCTGATGCCGTGCGCGGACAGGCCGCTCAGGCCGGCAGCGTCGCATTTCTTGCGAAACCAGTTGCCGAAGCCGGCTGGTGTGTAGGGTCGGCCGGTGCTCGTCACAAAATAGATTTTGTCGCCCGTTTCCGAAGCGTCGAGCACGGTCTGCAGCTCTCTGGTCATCGGAATGTAGGCGCTTTCGCCTGTCTTGGCGGTCGGGATCTCGATCAAGGCGTCGTTGACGTGCTGGCGGCCCAGGCGAACGAGGTCGGATCTTCGCAGTCCTGTATGAAAGAGCAGTTCGAAGGCGAGGCGCTCCTTCGAGCCAACCGGCCAGCGCGAGCGGTACTGCGCTATGTCGGCTGCCGTCCAGGGCTTGAAGCCGTCTGATTTGACCTTGATGCGTGTGACGCCAAGTGTTGGGTCCACCTCGACGGCTTCGATCTCGCGCAGGGCCCATTTGAAGACCGCGCTCATCACCTTTAGGAAATTGTTTGCTGCCCAAGGTTTTTCGGAGCGGTCGTCTCGACCCTGTCGAATGACGCGGCTCGTTATGGCGTCGATTGGTTCCTTGCCGACTTTCCGTGAAATCTCGTCAAGAAGGTTGCTGCGGTTGCGACGCGTGATCGGCGCCAGGCTGCGGAAGGTCGCGCTTGCCTTGTACCTCTCGAACAGCCAGCCGATGGTGTTTTCCGCGTGCCTGGATTTCGCTGGCGCAACGTTGGCCAGGGCCGTACGGTACGCCGCCATGAACTCCTCGGAGCCATAGGCGCCGGGCAGGACAATCCTCTTTCCATTCTTGCGCCTGAAGTACCAGCGTACCTTGCCGTGCCGGTCCTTTTCCCGAACCATGTATGGCTGTCTCTTCATACCTAAATCCGGATTTCCTTGATCGCCTGAGGGGCCTTGTCGGGCTGGGCGATGATGCGGACTGTTCCGTCCCGGGTGACCTCAATCGCACCGATCGGCATGCCTGCTTTCCGGGCGGCTTCGACGACACGCTTGATCTGTGCCTGGGTGGCTCCGCTCATGACAGACTCCTTGTCCATTCTTGTCACCACTGGCGGGCCGGGAGGGCGCCCGCCAGTGGTGATCGCGCGTCGTGCCGAGAGGAAAGGCACGGCGCGATTGGTGTCAGGTGAGCCAATGCCTGCGAGCAAGCCAGTCGGGCATGGTGACGACGACAGGGGGTGCAGCCCGCGTGTCGCCGGTCGTTCGTGCCCGCTATGTGCACCTCGACCTTTGACAGGGGAAGCCAGAAGGCGCGGCGCTCGCTGCCGTCCGTGCTGACGCGAACGGCGGAGTTGGTTGTCTGCAGGTGGAGCAGCGCGACATCGACCCAGCCCGGGCGGTTGGCTACAGTGCCGAGCAGGGTCATTCGGTCTCACCGGGAACCATGCCGAGGGCGTGCATGTAGAGGTCGAGGATCGCGTCCTCTTCTTCCCGCTCGTGGGGCTGCTTCTTGCGCAGGGAAATGATCTTGCGCAGGATCTTGGCGTCGAAGCCGGTGCCCTTGGCCTCGGCATAGACGTCCTTGATGTCATCACCGATGACCTTCTTTTCCTCCTCGAGACGCTCGATGCGTTCGACAAATGCACGGAGCTGGTCGGCTGCAATGCCGTTGTTGCCCGAGTGACTTCTCATTGTCTCCATCCTGCTCACGTATGCGATGATTTTGATTCTAGTTGAGCAACATGCAACAAAAAGTCAAACGTAAAATTGCGCTACATGCACCAGATATGCGGGTGCTAGACGCCAAAATTCTCTTATTGCGCTAGTCTTCTGTGCCGGTTTTATCAGGGAATGCGGTTTCGAGGAGGCGCTTCGCTCTCTCGATTTCCTCTGCGGAGCGTTTTTTAAAAAACCGAGCGATCCAGTCGTCGTCGGGATGTCGGAACAAGGATTCCGGCTCTATTGAGAATAGTCCGGCAAGCTTATTTTGATAGTCAACTCCGGGAGTTGCCCCAGAGTACCACCTTGAAACAAGGCTTTTGTCGACATCCAGGGCGGTGCAGAGTTCGGACTGCTTATGAAAGCCGCGCCTTTCCGCCCATTCTCGGATGTAATGGGGGCGTCGTGGTTGCTTTGAGCGGTGGATTTGCGTGACTCCGGCCATACTCTCAGAGCTATCATGGAGGGGTATGAGCGTCGTTAGCGGGTTGTGCAACAATTCCACTTGACCAAAGTTGATAGTTGCGCAACTTTACGGGCGAGATTGTTCTTGCCTGGAGTCTGAAGTGTGAGCTTGCGCGCAACGTTCTCAGAACTCACAAAGCGGGAGTCTGCGGCTAATTTTAGCTACGGATTCAGGTCACTAGCTTCTGTCTTCACGCACAGACATAGCGTTCTCGGCCCCTGCTGGCGGCATTGGGACGACATAATATCGGACTGCCGAGGTTTCTATGGCCGTTGGGAGGCTAGCGGTCGTTTCCGTCGCCACTCTCTTGCTTCGCCTGATCAAACGCGCCTTCGAACCAGCTTTCGACTTCCCGGGTCAGCTTTTGAGAAAGCTCTGCCTGAAGGACTTGCACCTGCTCGTCGATCGTCGGGTCGAGGAGAGCGGCGATTGGTCCGGGCTTCAGCCGCAAGACGTTGTCAGTCAGCTCGATGGCTCTGCTTTTCCAGTGGGCAATGGCTGCGTCGCGCCCCTCAGGTGTCTTTGCCGCGTCAGACTCGATCACCTCTTTCAGCAGAGCGAGCAGCGCGGGAACGCGCAGATCCTGTCCGGCAGAAAACTCCATCATGGCTCCCAACTTTCGTTTGGCAGGACATGCCCTGCGCGTGGCGCGGATATCAACACAACCCCGTGTCGGCTGTCCACCGCGGTGGCTGCGGGAACGAATCCCCGTTTGCACGCATCTTTTTCGCACGTCCGAAGCTGTCGGCGACAGCATTTCCGGCAAGTCCTCTCGGATTGGCGGTTTTGCCCGGGCCGGGTTTTTGCCCCGCCCGCCTGTGGCGGCTGGCGAGCAGGGCAGTGGAGCGGCAACGGTGTGAGGATGCACCGATGCCCGGACAGCGTCTTCCCCGCGCGATGTGGGGTTTTGCGGAGGGCGGGGCATGAAGCTGCCGAGGGCGACCAGCGATCACCAGCGCGCGGCACTGAAACAGGCTGTGCGGCGGCAGGTCCGGGCGATGCACGGACAGGAAGCGGCCGCGGCCGTGACCCGCGTTTCTCCGCAGACGCTTTCCGACTATGGCAACGCGCGCACGCCGCGCCACGCGGATGTGCATATCCCGCTCGACGTGCTCGCCGATCTGACGATCGACGGCGGGCCGGTGGCGCTGGTGGAGATTTGCCGTGTGCTGGGCGGCTCCTTCGTGCCGCTGCCGGAGCCGGGGGACGGCACGGTGTGGGCAATGGAAGTGGGCGAAGCGGTGCGGCGGGGCGGGAATGCTGCCGCCGGGCTTTGCCAGGCGCTGGCCGATGACGGCGACGTCAGTGTGGAGGAGATCCGCGACGGCGCGATCCTCGAGCGGATTTCGGAAGCCATCGACGCATATGCGCGGCTGCTGAGGCACTGCCAGGACGTGATTGCGGAAGAAACGGCTGTGGAGGAGCGGTCATGAAGGACAAGGCGACCGAGCAGGCCGGTTTCGGCCCGCGTCTGCAACTGCATGGGGTGTGGCTGGCGCCGGCAATGGCGAGCGTGATCGGCGTGGCGCTGGGGCTTGCGATTTCGGTCGTGACGCTTCACGCGCTGCATGCCCGGGCTGGCGAAGCCGTGACGTTGTCCCTGCCGGCTCCGATGCTGGATGCGTGCAGGGGCGCGCGCCATGCCGGCAAGCGTCCCGACTATCGCAACACGACCGAAGCCTGCCGGAGGGGCGGGTGGTGAGCGCGCCGCTTGCTCCGCAGGTTCGCGTGCATACGCGTCTTGTGCTGCCGCTGCTTGTCGCGGGGCGACGCGAGCGCGGCCGTTGCGACGGCCGACCGGCGCGCATGAGCCGGGACATCGCTGCCGAATGGCGTGCCGTGCAGGCCGGGCAAGCTGTCACTGACGGTGCCCTGATGCGGCTTGCCGCCTGGTGCGGTGTGACACGCGCGGAACTGGAGCGCGCGGCCTTGGCCGCCGAGCGCCGGGCGGGAGCTCAGGGGAGGGCTGCGGCATGAACCGCGACTACGCCCATGTTCTGGCGCGCCCGCAGGCAATCGACTGGCTGAGCTTTGGCCGGGCCCTGCAGGGGGAAATCCGCCGGCGGGGACTGACGCTCGACCAGATCGCCGGCGAGGTGCGCCTGAGCCGCGCCACGATCAGCCGTGCCTCGACCGGACATGAGATCGGTCCCGTGGCTCTGTTGAAGCTTTGCGTGTGGTGCGATCTCAACCCGTTCGAGCTGCTGCGGCCTGACGACCGGTCGCCGGCTGAGTATGCGCGCGCTGCTGTCGAGAGGAGGTGTTTCACGTGATCACCCCTCTGAAACTATCTGAAAAAGCTGACACTTCCCGTTCGCTTGACGATCTGGCGCGCGATCTGGATCGGGTGCGAGCGCAGCATGAGCGGCGGCCCGACGATCTGCGTACCTATGTGCGCTTTCTCGAAGCGAAGCTGTTGTTCGAGGACCGGCGTGCGCGCGGCCAGGTGGCCGATCTCGCGCGGCGGAACGCGACCTTGCAGGGCGAGCTCCGACGCGCCTTGCGCGAGCTCACGCGCCGTGTGGCGCAGGTGGAGGCGTTCGGCCGGCTGTCGACGGTCACGGCACGCGTGCACCGGTCCACCCGTGGCGTTGCCCCGGCAGGACAGCTGATGCTGCTCGACGAGGGGAGGGCCGGGGAGTGAAGGCGCTTGGCGTTCTCTTGCGCTTCGATGCTCTATGTTCAGACCTCAAGCGCGGCTCGCGCGGCTGCGGCGAGGAAGCCGGAGCGCGTCTGGCCGCGTGCGGTGGCGGTTTCGTCGACGGCGGCGAGAAGGCCGGCATCCATGGTGATGTTGGCGCGAACCGTGCGGTGTTCGTCAAGGAAGAAGGGAATGGCGGCGAAGGTGCAGCCGTCCTCAATGTCCTGGGCAAGGGAGGGATCGGCGCGCACCGCATCGAGCTCGCGCGGGCTTTCGGGCATGTCGGCGTCCTCGGCGAAGAAACGCAGGGCGGCGGCGGCATTGCGGATTGCCTCGTCCAGGGTCTCGCCGGCCGAAAAGCAACCCGGCACATCGGGGAAGTGAACGCCGTAGGCGCTGCCTTCGTCCTTGTGAATGACGGCGATGTAGTGGCGCATGGTTCTTTCTCCCATGGGGGCTGGGGTGTGCATGATACTGCGCATTGCACGCGGGTGGCAGCATGAGCCACGAGGCGACGACCTGGGCGATCCGCCAGCGGGGGCTGCCGCCAGCTGCCAAGCTGGTGCTGTGGCACCTGTGCGACCGGTATCACCCGGATCATGGCTGCTTTCCGTCCCAGGGCACGCTTGCCGACGATTGCGAGCTGTCGCGCTCGACGCTCAACACCCATCTGGCGCTTCTGGAAGAGCGCGGGCTGATCCATCGCGAGGCGCGGCTTGACCCGCGCACGAAGCGTCAGGCCTCGACGCGTTACCGCTTCCCCTTCGAGGAGGATTTTCCGGCGGCTGCGGAGGCTGAAAAGCCGTGTCCGAAATCCGGACACGGGTCCGATGAGGAGGCGCAAAGCCGTGTCCGGAATTCGGGCCGAGCCGTGTCCGGCTGGTCGGACACAGAACCAGTAATAATAACCCGTAATAAATCCCCCCTAAAGCCCCCCCTTGCCGGGCCGGACAGCGAGCGGCCAGTCGCCGACAGCGCCTCGACGGCGAGCGGCACGGCGGCTGCCGCAACGGGGACTGGCGGAAGCCGGGAGCAGGGCGACGCGGTCTCCCCGCCCGTTGCGGCGGCTGGCGACATTCGCCGGGAGGGGGAGCGTGGGGCTGTCGAGGCGGCGCAAGCCCCCGGCACGGCGGATGCCGCTGCCCGCAGCGTTGCGGCCCGCAAGGCTCACGAAACCAGGCTTCTCAACGAACTTGTGCGGCAATGGCCCTCCGGGCTGACCGAACGGCGCAAGCGCATCGATGCGGCGTGGGAGGGGCTTTCCGCCCAGGAAAAGCGGGATGCGGCGCGGCGGGGGCCGGTCTACCTGCGCCGGGTCGCCCAGGCGGGGCGGAAGCCGGGCACTCTGGCGCGCTATCTGGCCGATGCGCCGTGGCGGGTATTGCCGGATCCGACCGAGCAGCCGGCGCGGATGGCGGGGCGGACCGACCGGCAGAACCTGCGAGAGGATGTGGCCTGGAAGTTCCTCGAGCATACCGATGCGCGCGAGCTTCTGGCGCAAGCTGTCGCGGACGAGCTCGTTCCGTATCTGGTCGATGAGGTGCGCAAGCGGCACGAGCTGCTGACGCTCGATGACTATTCGCAGATGCGCGGCGTGTGGGTGGAAACCCGGGCGGCATTCCAGCGCAGTGTCGACACTTCTGGCCAGACCGCCATGGCTCCGGCCCTGCGGCGGGTGGAGGAAAAGCGAGCGGTCCGGCATGAGGCGGCGGCGATGCGGGCGCGGGCCATCCTGGGGCTTGCCCGTGAGGGCCCGCCGGGCCGGATGGCACACGGATAGGCGGGAACGATGGTGGCGGCGATGGCGGAACGGGCAATGGCGGAAGACAGGCGAGAAAAGGTGCTGGCGAACGTGCGGGCCGTGCGCGAGCGGGCAGAGGCACAGGGCGACCCGTTGGGGATCCGCCGACGGCCGGCGGCAACGGAAACCCGCAAGGCGAGCGGCCAGGCGGCGGCGAGCGTGCGCAAGGTGCGCGATCCGCTGTTGCGGTCGAGCGGCTCGGTGCGACGGTTGATGACACAAGGCGTGATCGGGCGACGCGAGTTCCTGGCGGCAGATCGGTTGGCAGAGCTATGGCATTGCGCGGTCGGTGGGGCGCTGGTGCGGGCGTTGGATTGGACTTTGGAGCGGGTCGATGGTGGTCGCGGACTTATCGAGCCCGAAATGTTGATCGGTGCTGGCGCAGCAGAACGGGAGCTATGGCTTGTTCGTTGTCATGTCGGTGTTCGCGCATGGACGGTACTGCTGCGGGTGTGCTGCCAAGGGGAGAGTGTCACCAGCGTCGCCGTGGATATGGAAGAGGATCCGACCGCGCATCGCAACGGGGCGTGTTCGCGGCAAACAAGGGATCATATCTCACGGCTGCTGCGAGGTGGGCTTGCGGACGCTGCCGAGGTCATGGGGTTGAGCGTATAAATGATGGCGCGGAACGCAAGGCAGGCTTGACACCTGCAGCAGGTTTGACGCATGTTTCAAGCACAGTGAAGAAATGCGCCGGGCGGGGGAGACCCCGACCGGGCTTTTTCGTGGGCGATTGGGTTTAGGGACCGTAGGTTGCCTTCGCCCAATACGGGCGGCCTTAGTGTTTGGGTTTGCCAGTCTGACGGCGAAACCAAAGCCGCAACACCGCAACAGTGACGGCGCAACAAGCGGCCTGACCTCAACAGCTTCGCAACACCGGGACGCTTGATGATGGCAACGCAGACCTTGCCAGCAGACGACCGTGCTGTGTCGGCTGCGGAGTTCGCGCGTCTGCGCGGTGTGCATCGCAGCCAGGTCACGCGGTACGTGAAGGACGGGAAGATCAGCGGCGAGGCGCTGGTGCCGTCGGGGCGGGGTGTGAAGATCCGGGTGCGGCTTGCGATGGCGCAGCTGCGCGAGCGTCTGGATATCGGGCAGCAGATTGGCAACGGCATCGATGCGCGAACGTCGCTGGGGCCGGATGAGGGGCGCGAGTGGGCGGGGCGGGAGCCGGCGCGCTCCGGGGGCTCGCTGTTTGCGGGGGCGGGCGAGGCGCCGATGTCTCGCGAAGAACCGGTGTCTCGCGATCCGTCGATCGAGGAGCAGATCAAGCGGGAGCGGCTGCGCACCGCGCAGTTTGCGAACCGCAAGGCGGCGGAGGAGGAGGAGGCGCGCAAGGGGCGCTTCATGGAGACGGACGCGGCACAGGCGCGGATGACGGGGCTTGTGTCGCAGACGCTGCAGGCGTTCGAGGGCGGTCTTGCGGACATGGCGACGGCGATCGGGGAGCGGTTCGAGATCCCGCAGCGCGACGTGTTGCATGTGCTGAAGGGCGAGTTCCGCAAGGTGTGCTCGGCTGCGGTCGAGCGGGCGCGCAAGCGGCTTGCGGAAACGCCTGCGACGGTCGAGACGGCGGTGCAGGTCGAGGGCGGGGACGCGTCATGACGCACATGATCGTGGAGACGGCGAACGCCGAACATGTGGCCTTGCGGGCGTTCATCGAGGTGATGACGCCGCCGCCGCCGGTCGACTATCTGGCCTGGGCGGCGGAGAACATTGTCTTCTCGGCGCGCGAGAGCTCGTTCCCGGGTCCGTACAATCGGGAGCTTTTTCCGTACTTCGACGAAATCCTGTCGGCGCTGTCGCCGGATGATCCGTGCCGGACCGTGACGGTGCAGGGGAGCGCGCAGATCGGCAAGACGGTGGTGGCGAACATCTTCACGCTGGGATCGATCGCGATGGATCCGGGCGACTTCCTGGTGGTGCATCCGACGGAGCCGAACGCGAAGCGCTGGTCGAAGATGAAACTCACGCCGATGCTGAAGGGGACGGCGAGCCTTCGGCATCTGTTCCCGATGTCGAGCCGGGACGGGTCGGATTCGGTTCTCTACAAGGAGCGGCGCGACGGGCGCGGGGCGATCCAGATCTCGGGGGCGAACTCGCCCGCGTCGCTGTCGCAGGTGAGCATGCGGCGGCAGTTCCAGGACGATCTGTCGAAATGGGAGATGAACGCGGCCGGGGATCCGGAGGGGCAGGCGGACAGCCGGTCGAACGGGTTCGAGTTTGCCAAGATCCTGAAGCTGTCGACGCCGCTGATCATGCCGGGCTGCCGGATCACGCGCAGCTATCAGGCGGGCAGCCAGGAGAAGCCGTATGTGCCGTGTCCGCATTGCGGGCACATGCAGGTGCTGACCTGGGCGAACATGCTGGAGAACCTGGACGAGGACGCGCCGGAGAGCGCGCACTTCGTGTGCGAGGAGCCGGACTGCGGCGGGGTGATCGAGGAGCATCACCGCAAGGGCATGCTGGCCCGGCTCGAGTGGCGCGCCGACAATCCGAAGGCGAAGCGGCACCACCGCTCGTTCTGGATCTGGGCGGCCTATTCGGTGCTGACCACGTGGGAGCGGATTGCACGCGCCTGGCTGGCTGCGAAGGGGGAGCCGGCGGCGGAGCAGGTGTTCTTCAACGACCAGGCGGGCGAGGCCTATGTCACGGAGGGGGATGCGCCGGACTGGGAGGGCTTGCGCGACCGGGCGGAGGCTGCGGGCTATGCGCCGGGCGTGATCCCGGCGGGGGCTTTGGTGACGACGCTTGGCATCGACTGTCAGGACGATCGCGTCGAGGGGCAGCTGGTCGGCTGGGGGCGCAACCGGCAGCGCTTCGTGATCCAGTACTTCGTCATTCCGGGGCATATCCGCGAGGATGCGACGCGGGCGCGGCTTGATGCGCTTTTGAAGCAGACCTGGCCGAATTCCTTTGGCCAGCGGCTGCCGGTGGACATGGTGGCGATCGATGGCAACGCCTACACGGCGGAGGTGTGGGAGTGGGTGCGCCGTCATCCGGCCAGCCGGGTGATCATGGTGCGCGGTGCGCGTTCGGAAACCTCGCCGCTGCTGCAGCGTGTGAAGAAGGAGACGGACGACAAGACCGGCAAGCTGAAACGCTACTCGCGCCGCTTCTACAACTTCAACGGCGCGGTTTTGAAAATGGCGCTCTATGCGAACCTGCGGAAGGAGGATCCGCTGGAGGCGGGCTATGTGGGTCTGCCGCGCGGTCTTGAGGATGAGTACTTCCGCCAGCTGACGGCGGAGCGTCGTGTCGAGAAGGTGCAGAAGAGCGGCTTCAAGGTCTATGCCTGGGAGAAGGACAAGGGGCAGGCCAACGAGGGCCTGGACACGATGAACCAGGCGGAGGCGGCGGCGCTGCGTTACGGCGTGCGCTCGCTGAGCGATGCGATGTGGGACACGCTTGCGGCGGAGCGCGAGGTGGCGCCGCCGGAGCAGCAGCTTGACCTGGAGGAGCTGCCGCTTGCCCTGGGGCTGGCGGTGGCGTCACCGGTTGGCGAGGCTCTGGCTGGCTGGGCTCCGGCTGGCTGGGCTGCCTCGGGGACCGATGGCGGTGGTCGCCCTCGTGAGGCGCGGGGCGAGGGCACGTCAAAGCGGCCGCGGGGCGGTTCGCTTGGCGCGCTGGCGCGCAATCTGAACGGATAGATCATGACAAGCAGCGTTCCTTTGATCCCGCGTCCGGTGGATGCGGGCGGTGCGGGTGTGCGTCCGCATGCCGGCTATCTGCGTCCTGACCGGACGGGGTTCATTGCGGGGTGGACACAGCCTGTGTTGCGCGAAAGCCGGCACGACGTGCGTGCGGCGTGGCGTCCGGTTGCCTCGCGCGCGGTGGAGACGATCCAGAACTCGGGCTGGATGGCGGGTGCGGTGGACCAGGCGATTGCCGACACGCTGGGCACGGGGCTGAAGCTCAACGCGGTGCCGGATGCTGAGGCGCTGGGGGTATCGCAGGAGGAGGCGCGGGCGTTTGCCCGGCGGATCGAGCGGCGTTGGCGGCGCTGGTCGCGCCGGCCGCTGGAGTGCGATGCGCGCGGCAAGATGACGGTCAACATGATGGCCGATGCGATGTTGAGGTCGCACTACGCCTATGGGGAGGGGACGGCGCGGATCCTGAGGCGCAAGCGCACGTTCGCCCGCTCGGCGACGAAGGTTCAGCTGTTCTCGCCCTTGCGGCTTCAGCACGAAACAGCGGAGGAGCGCGGGCTTTACCAGGGTGTGTTCGTCGACGGGGACGGGCTTGCGACGGGGTACCGGGTCAAGGCGCGGGTCGGCGGGCAGGAGCGGACGGTTGATCTGCCGGCGCGCGACCGGGACGGGTCACCGCTTGTGGTTCATGTCTTTGACGGGGCGGCGGACCAGACGCGGGGGATCTCGCCGTTCGCGCCGATCCTGAAGGTGTTCCGCCAGGCGGATCAGCTGGCGGATGCGACGCTGGTGACGATGCTTTTGCAGACGATCTTCGCGGCGACGGTGAAGTCGGATTCGCTGTCGGAGGAGGCGTTCGACGGGCTCAAGGTGGATGAGGCGAATGGCGCGGTCACGGGCGAGCTTGGCGAATATCTGAAGGCGAAGAACCTTTGGTGGGAGGGGAGCAAGCTGGATCTGGGCAGCTTCGGCCGGGTCAATCACCTCTTCGTCGGCGAGGAGCTTCAGTTCCATTCGACCAACCATCCGCACAACAACTATCTGCCGTTCCTGCGCAATCTGTTGCGCGAGATCGCGCGGGCGATCGGGGTGTCTTACGAGGCGTTGTCGTTCGACTACGAGAAGGCGACCTATTCGAGCGTGCGGATGGGGATTGCCTCGCTTTGGCCGCTGGTGACGCGTCGCCGGCTGCATCTCTCGGCGCCGTTTTACCAGGCGATTTACGAGGCGTGGCTTGAGGAAGAGATCTTCAACGGGTGGCTGGCGTTCCCGGGTGGCTATGGCGCGTTCCTGAAACACCGTGCGGCGATCTGCCAGGCGGAATGGAACGGGCCTGCGAAGCCGACGGCGGATGATCTGAAGAGCGCGAAATCCATGGGCGAGCGTCTTGAGCGGGGGGCGACGTCGCTTGCGCATGAGTGTGCGGAGATCGGTCTGGACTGGGAGGATGTGGCGGAACAGCGGGCGCGCGAGAGCGAGAAGTTCCGCCAGCTGGGGCAGGCTGATCCGCATGCGGCGAAGGGCTCACCGCTGGTCGGGCCGGGCGGGGGGCCTGCGTTCGGCGAGGATGAAGACGGCGGACGGGGCAAAGGCGACGAAGAGGAGGCCGGGTGATGGCGAGCGCGTTCGACGGCATCGATACATCGAACCCGTGCGCGGTGCTGCCGGTGCTGCGCTCGGCGCTCTACCGGATGGCGGCGGGCGAGAGCGAGGTTCGGGTCAAATACGAGGAGTTCGACACGACGGTGCAGGCGGTGGCGCTGCCGGAGCTTCGCCGTCTTGTGAACGATCTTGAGCAGCGCTGCGCGCGTTTGAGCGGCGGCCGGCGCCGGCGCTTCGCGATGCGGGCCGGGTACTGAGAGGGGGAGGGGACATGCCGCAGGATCTTGAGCTTTCCTATCTTCGCGCGGCGTCGCAGGTGTTCGATCGCCCGCTTCTGCTTTGCGAGACCAATGCGCTGATGATCGGCCAGTACCTGGCTGGTCGGATGATGCGCGAGGAGCCGGCCGCGCCGCGCGCAAGCCGGTTCATCGGCGAGGAGCAGTTTGACCGGGAGGGCGATCAGCTTCGCTGGAAGGGCTATGCGAAGATCGGGTCGGTGGCGCGCATCAGCATGATCGGCGAGCTTGTGAACCGGGGGGCGTGGATGGGCGCTTCGTCGGGGCTGACGTCTTACGAGGGGTTTGTCGAGCAGCTGGGCCGGGCGGCGGCGGATGACGAGGTTCGCGCGATTGTCGTCGACGCCAACACGCCAGGCGGCGAGGCGGGGGGGATGATCGAGACGGCGCGGCGGCTGCGCGAGGTTGCGCAGGCCAAGCCGGTCTATGCGGTGGTCAACAGCCTGGCGGCGTCGGCCGGCTATGGGCTGGTGAGCGGGGCGAGCGAGATCATCGCGACGGAGAGTGCGTCGCTTGGCTCGATCGGTGTTGTCTTCGTGCACTTTGACCGCAGCCAGTACCTGGAGGAGCGCGGCGTGCGGGCAACGGTGCTGCATGCGGGCAAGCGCAAGGTGGATGGTCATCCGTTCGCGCCGCTCGAGGGGGATGCGCTTGCCAATCTTCAGGGCCGCATCGACTACCTGATGGACCAGTTCGTGGGGCTTGTGAGCGACCATCGGGGCCTCTCGGGGGAGGCTGTTCGGGCGATGGAGGCCAATGTGTTCCCGGCGCCGCTTGCGGTGGAAATGGGGCTCGCCGACCGGATCGGGACGATGGAGAGCCTTGTTGCAGAACTCAACCGCGCCCCGGGCGGGCGCATCATCACAGGAAGAAGGAACGTACAGATGCCGAATTCTGAACAGCAGCCCGCCACGCGGGAGGGACTGATTGGCGAGGCCGAGCATGCGGCGGCGGTTGCGAGCGCGCGTGGCGAGGGGGCGGCTGGCGAGCGCGTGCGGATCGCGGCCATTCTGGACAGCGCGGAAGCGGGGACGCGTGCGAGCCTGTCGCGTCATCTGGCGCTTCACACGGACATGGACCCCGACCAGGCGAAGGCGATCCTTGCGGCTTCGCCCGAGGAGGTGTTGTCCATGCAGCAGGGGGCCATGCAGCAGGGAGCCGGGCAGCCGGGAGCGGGGCAGCCGGGCGAGAGCTTTGCCGAGCGCAAGGAGCGTGCGGCAAGCGAGAGTGCGCCGAACCTGAGCGCTCCGGCATCTGCCGATCAGCCGAGCGCGGAGCGCACGGGGCTTTCGGCGGCTGTCGGCCGCTTCTGCTGACGTCCCTGATCTTCTGACGTTTTGCCGGCCGCGCCGGCAGCTTCCCTCACATCGATGGCGACCGATCCCCGGCTGCGGTTCTCGCAGGCGGAGGGCTTCGTGTTGTCTGAACCCTGGACAGGACCTGATCATGAGCATGCCATTTTACAGCCTCAAGCGGGGAGCGATGCTCTCGACCCTGCTGCAGTGGGAGGCCAATCCCGACTACAGCCGGGAGGCGGTGACGCTGCTTGGCGGCGATGGCGGCGAGCGCCGCGTCGACGTCGGCACCATCCTTGCAAATCTGGTGAATGCCGCCGGCGCGACGGCGGAGGTGAGCGCGGATGCCGGCAACACCGGCGACGGCGTGCTTGCGATGGAGGCGAGCCCGCTCACGAGCGCGGTTCGCGAGGGCGTCTATGTGGTCGTGTGCATCGACCCGGCCGCTGACGGGGGCACGTTCGAGGTGCGGGATCCGGGCGGCAAGTCGGTCGGCACGGCGACGGTCGGGGCGGTCTTCGGCAAGCAGGTGCGCTTCACGATTGTTGACGGGGCGGTGGATTTTGCCGCTGGCGACCGCTTCGAGATCTCGGTGGCGCGGGCGGACGCCTCGGGCAATGCCGGCAAGGTGGTGGCCTGGGATCCGGAGGCCTTGGACGGGTCGCAGGTGATCTGGGGCATTGCCATCAACGAGGCGGTGGCGCCCGAGGGCGCGGATCTTGTCGGCGGGCTCGTCGGCCTGCGCCGTCTGTGTCTGGTCAACGCGCGCGGCATCGACTGGCCCGCGGGCATCACCGATCGCCAGAAGGCGCTGGCGATCGAGGACCTCGAGGCGCTTGGCGTGGTGGTTCGCACCCGCTGACCCGGACGTCTTCCTTCCCATCGATCCATCACGGCGCATGACGCTGCAATCCAAGGAGTTCCGCCATGCCGGACATTCTCTTTCCCTATACGAATGTGGACCTGACCGAGGAGGTCAACCGCATCCCCAACCGCTTCGGGCTCGTCAACGCGCTCAACCTGGCGCCTGTCGATCCGCTGTCCTCGCGCTATGTGCGCATCGACTTCCGCGACGGTGAGCTCGTCGTCCTGGCGGCCAATGAGCCGGGCAGCCCGGGGCAGACGTCGGAGCCCGAGCAGGAGCAGGGCACGATCCTGATGATCCCGCACTTCCCGCATGTGGAGACGATCCGCACCGGCGATCTTGCCAATGGCATTCAGGTGGTTGGCGGGCAGATGCGGGCGCGTGATCTGGACACGGAGACGGCGCGCCGTCTCAACACGATCCGGGGGCACCATTCGGTGACGCTGGAATACATCCGCATGGGCATGTTGCGCGGTCTGATCAAGGATGGTCGCGGGCGCACGCTCTACGACCTCTACAACGTCTTCGGGATCACGAAGAAGCAGGTCGACTTCAAGCTCGGCACGCCTGGCACCAATGTTCGGGCGAAATGCGAGGAGATGGTCGACCACGTCATGCAGAACGTGAAGGGCGAGACGGTCACGCAGGTTGAGGTGATCGTCTCGTCGGGCTTCTTCGAGCGTCTGATTGCCCATCCCATGGTCGAGAAGTTCTGGCAGATGGAGCAGCACGGCGGCGGCAGCCTGATGAAGCTCGAGCGCGAGCGTCTCGGGGGCAACTGGGGCCGGGTGTTCGACTTCGGCAACATCTTGTGGCGCGAGTACAAGGGCTCGTTCCCGGTGCGCGGGGCCAATGGCAACAAGATGCAGGAGCCGGCGGTGGCGGCTGGCAAGGGCCATGCCTATCCGGCCGGCACGATGAACATGTTCAAGACCTTCGCGGGGCCGGCCCATCACATCGACATGGTCAACCAGGCGCCTGGCGTCGACGATCCGGTCTTCATCTCGACCAAGGTGCTCGACCATGGCGAGGGCGTGGAGATGAAGTCCCAGTCGAACCGGCTTGCGGTGTGCAAGCAGCCGGAGTGCCTGGTCGAAGTGCTGTCCTCGGACTGAGCCGGGAGATGTCGCGACGGCTGGCCGGGCTCCCTGTCGAGCGGGCGTTTGCCCGCTTTGGGGAGCCCGCGCGCTACCTGCCATCGGGGGGCGGGCCGGGGACGCCGGTCCGGGTCCTGGTCGGGGCGGATGGGGACGAGGCGATTGCCTTCGGGCAGGGGCGTCCGCTGGGGCGGATCTCGGCGCTTCGGGTCAGGGCGGGCGAGCTCACACCGCGCAAGGGCGGGGTCTTCGATCTCTTTGGCGAGAACTATGTGGTGGTCGGCGAGCCTCGCCTTGCCGACCGTTACCGGTTGGTCTGGAGCTGCAAGGTGGATGTCGGATGACGGATGTGAAGCTTGCGCTGGTGGGCAACCTGCAAAAGACGCTTGAGGCGGAGCGGGCGGCGGTGGCGCGGGGCATCCGCGGCGGCATGGAGGCGCTGACGGATCTCGGCAAGACGCGGCTGCGCCAGCAGGTGACGCGGGCGGGTCTTGGGGACCGGCTGGCGAAGACGTGGCGCAACCGGGTCTATCCGCCGGGGCGGGTGCAGACCTTCGAGCCGGCGGGGGCGATCTGGAGCAATGCGCCTCACATTGTGCGGGCGTTCTCGGAAGGATCGCCGATCCGCTCGCGTGAGCTGGGGGGATGGCTTGCGATCCCGACGGACCTTGCGCCGGTGTCGCGCAAGCGCGGTGCGCGGCGCAAGCGCATGCCGATGTCGGACTTTCTGGATGAGTTTGGAACCGACAGCCTGCGGGTCTTCGGGGCTCCGGGGAAGGGCAACCGGGTGCTCTATGCGGTCGCCGACAAGGGCTTCGTGAAGGGGCGTGGAAAGCGTGGCGGGTCGCGGCAGGCGCGGGCGCGCAAGCGCGGGCCGGCGCGCTCGGAACCGCTGCTGATGTACGTGCTGATGAAGCAGGTCCGTCTCCGGCAATCGCTCAATGTCGACAGCGTCGAGCGGGGTCTGGCGCGGCTTGCGCCGGACTACATCTCGAAGCGCATCATCGGAGGGCTGTCGGATGGTCAGTGACACGGTGCTTGATGCCATGCACGCGGCACTTGCCGGAGTGTCGGGGGCGGCGGTGTTGGGGGCAGCGGATGTGCCGGAGCTGCGGCGCAACGAGACGCTGGACAGCGCGCTGGAGGCGGTCTCGGACGGCGCGAGCGCCTGGTCGAACTTCGTCGACGGCGATCTCGAGCGCATCGGCGAGGCGATGGGCGGTGACTATGCCTATGAGCTGCGCCAGTCGGCGCTGGTCGAGATCGTGGTGCGGGCGCCGGAGGATGCCGGCCGGCGGGCGGCCCTTGCCGCGATTGTCGATCTTTATCAGGACGCGATCGAGGCGGATCCGACGCTCGCCGGGTCCGTGTCGGTTTGGGAGATCACCGACCTGCAGCGCGACAATCTGGCCGAGACGGGGGTGCCCAACATCAAGGGCGCGACGCTGACGCTCTCGGCCGAGTTCATTGCCGACCGCCCGATCTGACGATCTGATCCGGGCCAACCAACCAGGGACATTGCCCAGGGAGATTGACATGACTTCACGTCGCCGCGCCGCACGGGCGCCAGGTGGTGCGTCCGCGCGCCTGTTTGTCGTTCTGCTCGAGGACCGGGACGAGCTCGGGGTGCGCGGGCAGGTGATCGGCCTTGGACTTGAGCGGGCGGCCGATCTGGAAACCTCCGGGGCCGCGCGGCGCGCGACGCCCCGGGATCTTGCCATTGCCGGGATCGTGCCCGGCCACTGAGAGAAATCAGGAGATCCTCATGCCTACTGCAGCCAGTCCGCGCGGCAAGACCGCGAACCTTCTCTTTGGCGATCAGGCGAGCTTTGATGCGCTTGCCGGCGGCGACTACACGCGCACGCCGTTCTACTCGGAAAGCCTGGCGGAGGCGTCGCCGTTCGAGGCCGATCCGCTGCTTGGCCAGGCGCGGGCGAACAACCGCGACCAGAGCGCGCCGGCCCCGGGGCTTGCCTCGCTGTCGGGCGATGTGGGGGTGCCGCTCGACGTCAATCACATCCCCTATTGGCTGACGATGCTGCTGGGGGCGGCCGTGTCCGATGGGGCGGGTCCCTACACCCATGTCTTTGCCTCCGGCAAGGAGGTGTTGCCCTATCGCACGATCGAAATCGAGAAGCGCGCAGGTGCCGCCTTCTTCCAGTCGCTGGGGTGTCTCGCGTCCTCGCTCTCCTTCGACTGGACGCGGGCGGCGGGCTTCCGCCAGGCGACGGTGTCGATTGTCGGGCGCAACCAGGAGAAGACGGCGGCAAGTGTGGGCGGCGCGCCGGCGGCAGTGCTGCCGCGCGCACCTTTGTCGGCGGCGCAAGGGGTGCTGCGCATCAACGGCGTGCAGGCGGCGCATGTGCTGGGCGGTTCCTTCACCTATGCCAACAACCCGGAAGAGGACCAGTCGCTCAACGGCACGCCCTATGCGTCGGGCTTCCTGCTCGACCAGGACGCGACCGCCAGCGGCTCGATGCGGCTGCGCTATGTCGATGAGACCTACTTCGACCTGATGACCGCCGGCGATCCGGTGGCGATGGAGCTGGAGTTTGCCAGTTCGGCGACGGCCAGGATCGTCTTCGCCCTGCCGGCGGTGCGCTTCGAGCGGGGGGCGTTCGCGCCGATCTCGGGTCCTGGCGGGTTGCAGGCGGAGCTCAACTGGCGCGCCGAGCAGGGGGAGGCGGCTGCCATGCTGAGGGTCAGTGTCACCAACGATGTGGAGGCCTACGCATGATCCGGCTGGCTGCCATCGACCGCACCATGCGCCCGCGCGATGTGGCGCCGGGCGTGACGCTCACCATGCGCCCGGCAACCTCGATCGATGTGGAGCAGGCGCAAGGGGAGGCGGCGCGGATCCTGACCCGGGTCATGACCGCGCCGGACGCCTTGATCGCCTTTGGTCTCACCGACCAGTTGCCATCCGAGAGCTTTGATGCGGACGCGCTGGTTGGATTGTCGATCTACCTCACAGCGGCACTGCTGATGGAGCTGATCGTAGACGACTGGAGCGGGGTCCACGACGAGGACGGAGAGCCCTTGCCGCTCGACCGCGCGGCGATTGGCCGGTTCCTGATGTACCCCGGCATGAAGGCTGCCTTCGATCGCGCTGCCTACGGCAATCTGCGTGTGGAGCACGCCGAGGGAAAAGGCTGCGCCGCCTCGGGGAATGGATAGGCCGGGGCGGCGCGAGCTACTGCGAAGGGTGCCGGGAAACCGGTGAAGACTGCGGGGCGCGGTGCCCCTTCAACGCCAATCGCCCGCGCACAAACGAAGGCATCGCAGTGCTTCGGGCGATCTCCGGCCCGGGGTGCTGGCTGCGCGATCCTTACAGCGGTCGTGTGACGGGTCTTTCAACCGTCGAGGCACGCCAAAGGATGGGCGTCGAGGGAGATCCTCTCCTCGTCGCGGCCTGCTTGTGCGCGGTCGAGAGCGGAATGTTCGCGGGACTTTCTCAAGCGAAAGAAGACGAGACATGAGCAAACGCAACCAGGTTGGTATCCGGCTTGCGGCGTTGAACGGCCGTGTTGTCGAGGCGGAACTGCGGAAGTTCGGTGCTGAAGGTCATGCCGCGCTCGGCCGGATCCAGAAGGCGAGCAAGCCTGCGCGTGCCGGTCTCAAGGCGGTCGATGATGTGGCGCGGGATCTGCGTGGCCGTGCCGAGGAAGTTGCGAAACAGACCGGTGTTCTCGGCACCGCGCTGACGGCGCTTGGGCCTGCTGGTACGGCGGTCGCTGTTGGTATCGGTGCGCTGGTTCTGGCACTTGGGAAGTCCGTCTCCCTGGCGCGAGACGCTGCTGCCGCGATTGCGGAGGTCGGCGACGCGGCCAAGCGTGCGGGTGTCGATGTTCGCGCGTTCCAGGAGCTTGCCTATGTGGCTGAGCAAAATCGGATCGCCGTCGATACTCTGACCGACGGATTGAAGGAACTGTCGCTGCGCGCCGACGAATTCCTGGAAACCGGTGCCGGGCCCGCGGCGGAAGCCTTCGAGCGGCTGGGGTATTCGGCGGCCGATCTGAAGACGGCGCTGGAGGATCCGTCCGCTCTGCTCGTCGATGTCATCGCGCGCCTGCAGGAGATGGACAAGGCAGCCCAGATCCGGATCTCGGACGAGCTTTTTGGCGGCTCGGCTGGCGAGCGCTTCGTCGAGTTGATCGAAGAGGGGGCGGACGCCATCCGCATGACCGTCGATGAAGCGCATAGACTGGGCCTTGTTATCGACCAGGAAGCCGTCCGGGAGGCGAAGGAGGTCGACAAGGCGTTCCGCCGCGCGAACACCTTTCTTGGCACCACCTTCAGGAACACAATCACAAGCGTTGCCTACGAGATCATGCAGCTCTCGAAGCGCCTCTGGCTCGGTCCCTACGACACGACGACCCCGGATGGTTTGCTTGCAAATCTCGGTGCGCAACGCGTGGAGATCGAAGCAAAGATCCTGAGCCTTCGGGCGCAGCAACGAGATGTGAGTGGGGTCACCGCCGATCTGGAGAAGCGTCTTCTTGATGCGCAGATCAAGGGCCTTGAAGAGCGGATGGCAGCTCTTGGCGAGGCCGAGAAGAAGATCCTCAAGCCCGGGAAGGGAGCAGGTGGCCCGGTCGGTTCGGCGGATGACGGCAAGCCCCGCGCGACAGCGGATGACCGCGCCAAGGCGCTCTCCTGGCAGGAACGTCTCCTGACGATCCAGGAGCGCCGCGCGCAGGTGATGGCCGAGATCGACCGGCTTGAACAGGTTGGCCTGCTCACCTCCGGGCAGGCTGCCTCGGCGCGGGTCAAGGCTGAGGCGGACCTGCAAGCCATGCTCGAAAAGGCGACGTCCTCGTCGAAGGACAAGGCCAGCGAGGAGATGCTGCGCGAGGTCACGCGGCTGATCGATGCGGCACAGCTGCCAGCCGAGGAGCTTGCAAAGCGTCTTGCGCGCATTGCCGAGCTGGAAGGGGCGGGAAGTTTTGAGAAGGCGGCACCCGGGCGCGGCGCAGAGGTGGCGGAGCGCGCGCGTGTCCTCGCCATGCGGGATTATCTGGCTGCGGCCGAGGACACGGAAGCAGCGCTGCGGAAGATCGAGGAGATTGCCGAGAGCGGGGCCGGGGCGGAGGCGTTTGCCGCGCGGATCACGCTGGCCGAGCGGGCGGGCAAGGGCTTTGCCGAGACCATGGAGCGGGCCGGCGAGGGGATCGCCGACAGTCTGACCGATGCGATCTTCGAGGCGAAGTCCCTGGGCGATGCGCTGCAGGGGCTGGCGCGCCAGATCGCGCGGGACTTCGTCAACAACCAGTTCCGCTCGATGCTGGGCGGCGGTGGCGGGATCTTCGGGGCGATCGGCTCGCTGGTCGGCGGGCTGTTTGGAGGGGGAGGTGGTGCGCCGCTCAACCTGATGGCGTCTGTTCGCCACGGCGGCGGCATGGTCGGTTCTGCGGGGGCCATGCGCAGTGTGCCGGCGTCGGTGTTTGCCGGGGCGAGGCGCTTCCACGGCGGCGGCGGGTTGGGGCCGGGTGAGCGTCCGGTGATCGCGCTTGAGGACGAATACGTCATGACGCGGGCGATGCAGGGCAACCTTGTGGAGACGCTGCGGGCGCTGGGGACGATGGGCGCGGCCCGCTCGAGCGCGCCAAGTGCCGCGCCGGTGGTCAACATCCTCACGCCGCCGGGCCACACGGCCGAGACACGCGAAACCCGGGGCCCGGGCGGTGCACCGCAGATCGACGTGATCATCAAGCCGCTGGAGCGGGCGCTCGCCAGGAGTGTCCAGGAGGGCGGGCCGCTGCAAGGCGCCATCGGCAAGACCTTTGGCCTCAACCGGGCAAGGGGGTTGTCATGAGTTGGGGCGCGCGGGCGGTCTATGCGACCGCCTTTGCCACCATGTCGGGGTGCTGGCCGATGACACGAACATAGGCCACCGCGAAATCCGGGGCGGTGGCGCGGGCCTGTTCCCAGTCGCGCAAGGTGCCGACGGGGACGCGGAAGCGGGTGGCGAACTCGGTCTGCGACAGGCCGAGGTCGGTCCTGGTCTTGCGGATCAGGCGGGCGCGCTGTCCCCGGTCCATTGCCTCGGGGGTGACGTCGAAGTCTTCCGGGTCCGCCGGATCAGCGGGCAGGGTCATAGGCTTTTTGCTCACCTTTGTTGCTCCTTCTCACGGAAATGAAGCGGGGCAGGTCCCCGCGCCAGACAAACACGGCGGTGTAGAGCTTGCCGTCCACCAGCCCGACCACCTTGAAGCGTTCCTCACCGTCGATCTCCCGGATTGAGGGAATGATCAGATGGTTGTCGTCCGAAAAGATGCTGTCACCGAACGCGAGCGACAGGCCGTGCTTCTGTCGGTTGGCGGCGTCTTTTGCGGGATCGAACCTGTCTTCCATGGGGAGACTATACGGGAAATCCGTATGCCTCGTAAAGTCAAATCATACGGAAATCCCGTATAATCCTGAGTGAGGATCAACCCATGAGCCTTCCCGACTGGCCGGCGGGCGTCCCGAGCGCGCCGCAACGCGGTTCGTTCCGGATCTCGCGGCCGTTCAACAAGCCTGTGTCGAGCGAGTTCGAGGCGGGCAACACCCGCGACCGGCCGCGCGGCACGCTGCAATACCGGATGCTTGCCATGGAGCTGCGCATGAGCGCGGCCGCGTTCGCGGTGTTCGACGCCTTTGTCGCCGAGGATCTGGCCAAGGGCACGCGCCGCTTCACCATGCCGGTGTGGGAGGGCAACGCGGTCGTGCTCCGCACCGTGAAGCTTGCGGGCGAGGACAAGTTCACGACCCGGCAACAGGGCCGGGCGGTGATGGTGGGGTTCACGCTGGAGGTGGAACTGTGACCGACATTCACGAACAGACGATCCGGCGAACACAGGCGATCCGGGAGGCCTATGCCTCGACCACGAGCGACGTGATGCTGGGCACGGTGGAGCTGCGGCACCCGGCGTTCCTGGAGGATGGCACTCCGGTGGCGCTGCGCTTTGTCGCCGACGGGGTCGACCAGGACCTTCTGCTCGAGGCGGAGGCGCCGATGAACTCGGGCGAGGTGGCGCGGTTCATTGCCATGCCCTTCGGCTTCACGCCGCCCTCGAGCGAGGAGGGGCAGGTGCCCTCGGTGTCGTTCTGGATCGACAATGTGTCGTCGCATGTGCATCGCCACCTGCAGGCGGCGGTGCGGGTGCGCGCGCCGATTGTCGTCACCTGGCGCGAGTACATCGTCGGGCTTGCCGGCCCGCAGCAGCGGCTCGACGGGATCGAGCTTGCCAATGTGAAGGTGACCTCGACCCGGGCGACGGCGACGGCGCGGCTGAACGACTGGCCGGACCGGCTGTTCCCGGGGCGGATCTACACCCGCGACGCGTTCCCGACCCTGTCGTGAGCGCCCCCGATCGGGCGCACCTCGCCGCGCTGCAGGCGCTGGTGGGGGCGCCCTATGACGACCGCGACCGGCGACCGGGCTTCCACTGCTGGGGCCTGTTCCGGGACGTGCAGCGGGTGCTCTTCGGAATTGATCTGCCTGAGGTCGACATTGCCGAGATGAGCGTGCGGGCGCAGGCCCGCGCCTTCACCACCGCCCCCGAGCGGCGGCGCTGGCGGCGCATTGCCGGGCCGCGTCATGGCTGCGCCGTGCTGCTGGGGCGGCGCGACGTACCGATCCACATCGGCTGTTACCTGGAGCTGGGGCCGCTGCCCTGCGACCGGGGCGTGATCCACGCCGCGCGGCCGGCGGTCAGCTTCGACAGCCTTGTCCAACTGGAGTTTGCAGGATGGCGCATGATTGCCTGTCTCGAGAGAGCCTGTCCGGAGCGGGCATGAAGCTTGTTCCGACACCTCTGGTACCGGGGGCCCTGCCGGTGCGGCCGGGCGCGACGGTCGGCGAGCTGGTTGAGGCCTTCGGCCCGCCGGCCTCGGTCGCCTTCATCGTCGAGCTCAACGGTGGGGCGCTGGTGCGCGCTGATTGGCAGCGTGTGCCGGCCCCTTCCGACCAGGTGGCGGTGATCGTGCTGCCGCGCGGCGGCGATGGCGGCAAGTCGGTGCTGGGGCTGGTTGCGATGATCGCCCTGGCGGCGTTCGCGCCCTGGGCGGGCGGGGCGCTGGCGGGCGCGCTTGGGCTTGGCGGCAATGCGCTGGTGGCCGGTGCCATTGGCAGCGCCATCCTTGCCGGCGGCGGCATCCTGATCAACACGCTGCTTGCGCCAAAGCCGGCGGCAGCGGCGGCGGACCAGCTGCAGGCCTCGCCGACCTACACGGCCTCGGCCGCCGGCAATCAGGCGCGGCTCTTCGCCCCGATCCCGGTGCAGTACGGCGAGCATGTGATGGTGCCGGACTATGTGTCCGACCCCTATCAGGAGTTCGCCGGCAACGACCAGTATCTGCACCTGCTGTTCGGGCGGGGGCTGGGGCGCGCGGACGTCTCCCAGGTGCGCATTGGCGAGACCGTCGTGTGGACGGCGGCGGGCGGTTACACGGGCGCGATCGAGGATCTGGAGATCGCCTTTTACGAGCCCGGCGAACAGGTCGAGCTGTTCCCCGTGCAGGTGGAGACCTCGGGCGAGGTGGGATCGCAGCTGCTTGCCGACAGCAACTGGATCGGTCCGTTTGCCGCCGTTCCCGCAGGCGAGACGGCGAAGAAGCTGGCGGTCGACGTGGTGCTGCCGGAGGGCTGCTACCGGCTCAATGACGACGGCTCGCAAGCGGGGGCCACCGTGCATCTGCGCTTCGAGTATCGCGCCATCGACGGGCTCGGCGCGCCGGTTGGCGATGGCGCCTGGTCGGAGCTGGCCGAGGAGACGATCACGCTGACGACGGCGACGCCGCAGCGCTTCACCCATGCGCTCGACGTGGCGCCGGGGCGCTATGAGGTGCGGGCGCAGCGCCTCAATGCCTGGGCGGCGGATGACCGGATTTTTGACCGGGCCGAATGGGCGGGCCTGCGCGCCTATCTCGACGGGCCGCAGTCCTTTGCCGATCTCTCGACCATGGCGGTTCGGGTGCGCGCGAACGAGCAGCTGACTTCGCAGTCATCGCGGTCCTTCTCGATCATCCAGACGCGCATTCTGCCGGTGTGGACGGGGGAGGGCTGGGAGGAGCAGCCGACGCGCTCCATTGCCTGGGCGGCGGTCGACATTGCCCGCAACCCGGTCTATGGCGCGGGGCTTGCCGAGGCGCGGCTCGATCTGGCGAGTTTTGCCGCCTATGACGCACTGTGGAGCGCGCGCGGCGATCACTTCGACGGTGTGTTCGACACGCGCACCACGCGCTTTGAGGCGATCAACACGGTGCTGGGGGCGGGGCGGGCGAGCGTCCAGTTCGTCGGCGACAAGGTGAGCCTGGTGCGCGACGAACCTCGCAGTATGGCGGCACAGGTGTTCACCGACCGCAACCTCCTGCGCGGCTCGCTGGAGGTGGAATACGCGCTGCAGCGCTCGGATGCGGCGGATGACGTGATCGTCGAATACATGGACCGCACCACCTGGAAGACGGCGGAGGTGCGCTGCACGATCGCGCAATCGAGCTCTGAAGCGCCGGCGCGGGTACGGCTGATCGGGCCGACGAGCCGGGAGCAGGCGTGGCGGGAGGGGATCTTCCTGGCCGCCGACAACTTCTTCCGCAGGGTGAAGGCCACGTTCCGCACCGAGCTCGAGGGCCGCCTTCTGAAACGTGGCGACCTGGTGCTCGTCCAGTCGGAAATGCCCCAGACCTGGGGCGAGGCGGGCACGGTGCTTGCCCATGCCGGTGAGACGCTGACGCTCTCACACGAGCCATTGAGCGACCCGCAAAACACCTATCTGCGGCTGCGGCGCAAGGATGGTGGCGAGTGGGGCCCGGTCAAGATCACCTGGGAGGTGGGCAGCGGGACGTCGGCCGGCATCGTGGTCACGCTGGATGCGGCGGACCGGGCGGCGGCGGAAGCGGAGCACGGGGTGCTCGAGCACCATCTGGACGACACCGGCGACGAGGCTCCGACCTGGCTTGCGGGCGAGGGCGTTGACCAGGTGTTCCGGGGGATTGTCGTTGCCATGGTGCCGGACGGGACGGGGGCGCAGATCGAGCTCGTCATCGACGATCCTTCGGTGCATGTGGCCGACCAGGGCGTGAGCGTGCCGGATGCGCCGCCGGCCGGCCATCTGCCGCCGTCGCTTGGCGCACCGGTGATCGAGGCGATGTCCGTCCACCGGGAGATCAGTGTGACGGAATCGCTGCTGACGGTCTCCGCCCGCCATCCCTCGGGCGCCGTCTCCTTCCGCGGCCAGGTCTCCTATGACGGGGAGACCTGGACACCGGTCTATGAGGGCAGCGTGCCGGCCTTCTCCGCTTCCGTGCGGCGCGAGGCGCTGTACGTGCGCCTGCAGGCGGTCGGCGAACTGCCCGGCCCCTGGCGCGTCGAGCTGGTGGCGGCGGCGCCTGAGGAGGTGCGCATTCCGCCGGCAGCGGAGCTCGATGCGAGCGGGCTGGTGGATGCCGCCGGCGAGCGGGCCCGCTCCGCCACCGAAATCTTCGACAGTGCCGATACCTCGCTGTTCGAACAGATCAACCGGATCGTGAACGAGACGAGGACGGACGCGGACCGGGTCGACCAGCTGGAGCGCTCAAGCGAACACTCCCGCGCGGCCTATACGCGTGCGGTGCAGTTGACCGCCGACGAGACCAAGGCGCGCGCGGTGGCGCTCGAAGCCCTCGAAGCCGAGCTGACCGGCGAGATCGACAGCAAGGCCTCGGTCATCGACGTGAATGAGGCGGTCGCCAGCGAGGCGGCGGCGCGCGCAAGCGCGATCACACAGGTGCAGGCGACGTTGAACGGCTTTTTCGCCGGTGGGTTCATTCGCTTCTCGGCGAACGCCGGCACGCTGCCATCGAGCGTAGTCGCGGAATTCTTGTTGCAGCTCAACGCGGGCACTGAAGGAACGCCGGACTGGAAAACCTCCGGCCTGGCACTGCAGATCCTCAGCGATCTCAGCTCGCGCCTGGCAATCAATGTCGACCAATTGGTCGTCGACGACGGCAGCGGCAACACCGTTCCCGTGTTCATCATCGACGATGGCCGGGTCACCATCAACAACCTGGTGTTCCTCAATGCCATCGGCGGGCGCATCCGCTCCGCCGACGGAACGATGGATACCAACTATGACGCGGGCTACATCCGGATCGTGAGTGAAGCATGACCAAGCTGACCTCCTACATCGGCGACGACGGCCGCGTCGCGATCTACACGGGCGACAAGTCCGAGGCCATCGAAGCGGACCCGCACGCGGATATCGGTCGTGTGCTGTTTCATTCGGCGCTGCCGTATGTGACCACCCGCGAGGTCATCGAGGGCACGCTCACGCTCGAGGCGAGCGGCTATGATGCCGTTGCCAAGCGGGTCTACAACATCCACGCGCACGGGTACAATTTCACACCGTTCATCCTGGGGGGCGCACTGAACCTGAGGGCGCGCACGACGGACGGATGGACGCCGTCGTTCAACCCGGCAACGGCATTCGCGACCGGCCCCGTGCCCATGAGCGGCACGGTGCAACTGGGCAGCCCGACCGTTGCCCCCTATGGCGGCTGGTACCTGGGCAAAAACCTGCAGGTGGGTGTGAATGACACCCATGTGACGATCACGGATGTTCAGCCTGAGCTGTTCACCTCGCCCGACTATGCGCCGTTGACGTCGTTCACCTACGATCTCGACTACCGCGTCGTTCTCACGAACTTCCCGCTGCCGGTGTGATGCCATGCCGATCGATCCCGATGATGTCTTCTTCCTGTCCGCAACAGAGTTCTGGTTTCAAAGCGGACTGGTGACCCACAACACCAGCCACATCCGGCTTGGCACCGGTGTGACGCCGATTCCGACGTGTTTCGGGACGACGATCACAGTCGATCCTTATTTCAGCGCTCAGGCCTACCCGATTTGGGGGCTGGATGGGCTTGGATGGACGCGCCTTTCGACGCCGGTGATCGACCGGACGTCGCTTGACACCCGGGTCTATGGCAGCGGCACGCCCTCGCCGGGTGGCGAGGTGCGGCTCGATGCCGGTCGACTGCAGATGTGGGCCGATGACGGCACGCCGACCTTCGACAGCGAGGACAGCCGACAATACCTGACCGACGTCTATACCGGATCGATCACCATTCCCGAGGTCAACGGCGGGTCTGGCGGGGCCGGTGGCACGCGCCTGTGGGACGTCTCCGGCGGGCCCGTGCGGGCTGGCAGCACTTTTGCCCAGGGCATGGTGCGGCTGGACTCCGAGATCTGGGATCGCGACTGGATGGCCATCGGCGGCACGCTGGCAACGGTGCATCGCGTGCCCCGGTTCTACGGAGTGTGGTTCCCCGGGCAGCCGGCGCGCTGGGGCGCGGTGGGAACGCAACTGCAGCTCCTGACGCCAGTGTTCGACGGGGGCGAGTTGAAGATCCGCGAAGACTACAAAGTGGCGGGGCAGCAGTTCGGATTGCAGTTCAAGATACCGACGCTGACATTCGACTACGTGCTCGCCGTCGGCGGCTTCAACTGATCCCCTGTCCGCGCCGCTGCCCCTGTCATTACCGCCGTTTTCCACGCCGCCCCCCGGGCGGTTTTTTTTATGTCCCAAACCAGGAGGCCAACATGGCAACCGAAGCTGAAATCCTGTCCAAACTGATCGACCTGCTGGACCGCATTGCCGCCGTTCTCGATGGGGCCGGGGCGTCGAAGCTGGTCACGCTCGACCGCGCAACGTCGGTGGATGCGGCGCTCGTCTATCTGCGCGAGAACGGCGACGAGAAATTCCGCTGGGGGATGCCGGGGGGAGAGGATGACTTTGTCGTCCAGCGCAGCCCGGACGGGTCGGCGCTCACCTATGAGGATGTGCTGCGCATCAATGCGGCAACGGGCAAAGTCACCCTGGAAGGGCTGGAGCTCGATACCGTCGACATCAACGGCGGTGCTATCGACGGCACGCCCATTGGCGCGACAACGCCGAGCACGGGGGCTTTCACCTCTATCGCGATGACGGGGGATCTTGCTTACTCCGACGTCGACTGGCGCGTCTACGCTGGCACCGTCGACGGCGCGGATACCTCGCGGCTGGCGCTGCTGGCTGGCGGAGCGTTCTCGACCAACCGAGGCGCCTACGCCTATCTTTGCGGCAATGAGCACGCAACAACGCCCGGAGAGGCGGTTCTCGCCGCGGGTAATGTCTCCGGAGCGGTCACCAAGATCAGCGCGCCGGGCTATGTGTCTATTGCTGCTCCGTCGACAATCATCGCTCCCTCGTCCTCAGGGCGCGCATGGTCGCCAACAGGTGGCGTGTCGGACCTGCTTGTCGAGCGGGCGGGCAATGCGGGCGTGTCCATCATTGGCGCGGCCGCGTCTGCATCAAGCCTGAACTTTGGCGATGTTGACGACGAAAACGCCGGGTTCATCACCTACTACCACTCCAGCGATGCCATGGCGTTCCGGACAGGTGGCGTAGGTGAGGCGATGCGCATCGACAGCGCCGGGCGCGTTGGCATCGACACATCCACGCCGGAAGCCAAGCTTCAAATTGGCGCGAGCTCATTTGCCACCAAAATGGACGGCAACAACATCACCTTCACAAGGAACTTCCGAAACTACATCGAGGCGCTCACGCCCGGCGGGTCGATTATATGTCGTTCCGACTCTTACCAGGCATTCGAAGTTGGTGGCTCCGAAATAGCCCGGTTTGACAACTCCGGCTTCTCGATCAGGGATACCCAAGGCGACGACGATGTCCGGATGACGCTCTATCCGAACGGGTCGACGTATTCGCAGCTGGGCGCCTCGTCGACGATCTCCTTTATCGATTCCGGGGGCGCGCGGCCGTTCGTGGTCTACACGAACGGTTCGGAGCGGTCTCGCATGACCGAAAACGGTGCTCTGCTGATCGGCACCTCTGTCCCCGGCGCCTCCAAGCTCGTCGTCAATGACGACAGCATCCAGATCAACACCGCGAAAACCCCGGCATCGGCTAGCGACACCGGCACGACCGGCCAGATCGCCTGGGATGACGATCACATCTACGTCTGCACCGCGACCGACACATGGGTGCGGGCGGGTCTTGCAACCTGGTGAGGATGACATGACTACGACCTACACATGGAGTTTTCCGCAGTTCTGCACGCGTCCGAGCGTTGGCGAGCTTGCCGACGTGGTGTGTGAGGTGCATTGGCGCCTGCGGGCGGATGACGGCACGCATGAGGCGGAGGTCTATGGTTCCGTCACGCTGCCGGAGCCGGACCCTGACAATTTTCTCGATTTCGAGACGCTGAGCGAGGCGGAGGCGATCGCCTGGGTCACGCCGCTGCTCGATGTGCCGGCGCTCGAGACACGTCTCGCCGCGATGCTGGCAGAAAAAGCGTTCCCTTCGACCGTGACCCAGGCCGCGCCCTGGGCGTGATTGGGGGCCTAACCAAGGGCGTGACGCCTGACCTTTTTCCGACACCGAAACCATGAGGATCACAACATGACCGACAAGACCGAAACTGCCACCGACGCCACCACCACCGCGAACGACAACGCTGCCCGCCTGCAGGGGCACGGATTGCAGGCCTCGTTCGGCTCGCTCTCCGAGACCGTGCGTCGGCTCGCCGTCGATCTGGCGAATGAGGCCGGCGCGCGGGCCATTGCCGAGGCCCAGCTTGCCGAGGCTCGCCAGCAGCTCGAGGCGCTGTGTGCGGAGGTGGAGGGGCTGAAGGGCAAGGCAGGCGAGAAGCCCAAGACCAAGCCGGCCGCGTAAGCCACGGGCGTTCGCGCCCGGACAGACTGACCGTTCACTCGCCGCCCCGGCATCCGGAGGCGGCTTTTTCGTGCCCGATCGATGGAGACGGCTATGCGGCTTTCCCGCGACTGGCGCCGCGTGCTGCGGCGTGCCTGGAGCGTGCGCCTGATGGCGCTCGCGATCTTGCTGACCGCTGCCGAGGTGGGGGTGCCCTACCTCGGCGACCTGCTGCCAGCGCGGCTCATGTCCGCGCTGGCAGGGCTATCCGCTGGCGGCGCCTTCGTCGCCCGGCTCATCGCACAGAAGGATTTTGAAGATGAGAACGAGACTTAAAATCGCGGGGGCACTGTCCGCGCTTGGCATCGCGGCAGCCGGGCTGATCGGCGGGTTTGAGGGTCTGCGGACGAGCGCGTATCTGGACCCGGTCGGCATCCCGACCGTCTGCTACGGCGAGACGCGGGGCGTGGAGATGGGCGACCGCCACACGGCCGAGGAATGCCGGGCCATGCTTGGTGATGCGCTGGTCGAGTTCGAGCAGGACATGCGTGCCTGCCTGGACGAGCCGGACAAGATCCCCGATGGGCCGTACACGGCGTTTCTCAGCCTCTCTTACAACATCGGAGCGCGGGCATTTTGCCGCTCGACGCTGGTGCGGCTGGCCAATTCCGGAGATCTGCGCGGGGCGTGCGACCAGCTCTCGCGCTGGAACCGGGCAGGGGGCCGGGTGCTGCAGGGCCTCGTCAACCGTCGCGCCAAGGAGCGCGAGATCTGCCTCGCTGGGCTCGAAGGCCCCGTGACCGTGCCGGGCGAGACGCCAGCGGCGGCAACCGCGCGCCAGACGGAGGTGCCGGCCGTCACGCCCGATGCGGCTGCGGACACGGATCTGGAGGTTTCTCCGCTGGCGTGGCTTGGCGTCGCCGGAATGGCGCTCCTGGTGCTGGCGCTGGTGGTGCTGCTGGTGCGGAGGGTGCGCCGGTGATCGGCGCGGCCCTCACACTCATCAAGGACGTGTTCGGCGGGGCGCTCAAAAGCTCCGCCGGGCGGATCGTGATCATCGTGGTGGCGGCCGCGACGATCGGAAGTGGTGCGCTGTGGATCCACGGCGAGCGGCAATACAGGCGGGGCCTCGAGCGGGGCGCGGCATCGGCGCTGGAGCAGGCGCGGAGAGAGACGGAGGCGGCAATCAGTGGCTTGGCATCTGAGGCGGATCGGGCTCGCGTGCAGCGTCGGCTGTGCGTTGATCGTGGGGGCGTGTGGAGCGCCGGCGACAACGAATGCCGTACGCGATGACCTGCGAGGGTCGGCGCGGCTGATCGTCGGCTCCTCGCTGGTCGGCGCACAGGGCGCGAGCCCAACCGACCAGGAGAAGATCGACGACACGGTCGCTGGCCTGTGTGGTGCGCGCGTGTGGACCCGGAGCGAATGCGCACGGCATGACGCAGCGGCGAGGGGGCAGTGATGGGGGAGGACCTCAAGTGGATCGTGACCGTCACCCTCGGCATTGTCACGGTCATCGGCGGTCTGCTCATGCGTGACCGTCACCTGCTGTCGACCATCCGCAAAGGCGATGAGGACGCGCTTCGTCATGCGCGCGAGGGGGATGACAGGATCCATGAGCGGATTAACCGGGTGCGGGACGAGTACGTCCGCCGCGACGACCACGACCGGGCCTATGACGCGCTGCGCGAGTTGCTCGTCGACATTCGGCAAGGGCAGGTGGAGCTAAACCGACGGATCGACCAAGCGCTCACGCGGGGAGATGGGGGGAATAGGGGTGGATGA